CACTTTACAGGAGCCCTCCCGACGACTGTCGAGGGTCTTTAACCCGGAGCACCGCACACAACCCCTATTTTCTTTCATAGGGTCTAGTGATTTAGGTCTTTGGGAATGTGACTCCCGTCTATTTCTTTAACGTCCTAGATCTCGGACGCCGACAGCAACCTGCCGGCACGTGAGTGTCTTCTCCTAGAGACACACAGAGAGAAACCCTATTCAAGCTAGATCATACGGGGCAATTCTGGTCTCAGTAGCTGAGATGGTTCCAGAATTAGCACTGTAGTCAATGATGACGGTTTGACCCGCAGCAGAGACCACAGCGTATATCTCCTGCGTTGGGGGACTACCACCGGCGTTTCTCAACACTGTGATAGCGGCTGAGCCGGTCACAGTGGAGCCCTCACCTTCAGAAGTTCCAACGAAGAATTGATTTATCAAGAATTTCCCTGGTTGATTGAACGTCAACTGAGCTTTGGAGGATGTGTTGCTCGCAACCACGGCAAGACCACCTGTTTGCACAGGAGCCGTACCAAATGGTGCGGTTTTAGACACAGAGCCTCCAGAGACAATCTTCGCCTCCAGGGACGGGTTAACGAGGCCTGATACCTGATTCGGAGTGATCAGTTCAACATCATAGACAACGTAGAGTTCGCCAACCGCCGAAGCGTCAGCCATTCCTTGTCTACCAATGTTCAGATTTCCAACATCGTATGTTTTAATATCCGTGTTGGAGACCGTACCAGAGCGGATGTACCTCTGTGGGCCGAATTTCCAGAGATCTGCCTGGTCACAGTTCATTCGAGCCACCGCCCAGGCAGCGCAGTCAAGTTTTGTTCTCTCTTGTAACTGCTGCTGCTTAGTCGCAGGGGGTGCATCAGAAGCGTCCCAATCCACACTAAGAAGTACCTTTCCTTTTGCAGTAGTAGCACTCTCAGTCTTAAATTCGAAAGCAAGCTGATTGAACTTGTAGGACTCAAACAGTTGCGCCATCTGAGCCAACCACGGAAAAGTGGCGTACATGCCCGGATTAATGCTAAGTTGTGAAACTGCATAATCCACAGAGCCAGCCACTTCCTGGATGTACTCACGATGGCGAACACGGACTCGCAGATCACCAGATTTACTATCGCTAGAAATCTGTGGTCTGGTCGAGCCCATGCTCTGGGAAACAGCAACTGGGGCTTGTTGGATAGTTAGTCCACCTCGCCCCGAGTTCCCGCTGCCACGAGCCAGCGCCCTGCGCTGTGCTCGCGACATGCCTCCATTACTGGAGGGCTTCGGCGCGGGGTGCGCCGCCCCTTTCGGGGGATTTTGCGTTCGTGGCATTGTCCGAGTCCCACCCCACCCGGACGAGTACCTCGAGGCAATGAACCAACATCGGAGAGTGTCTCATCTCGTACACGAATTGCGCGAGAGCTTCTTGCTTGTTACCTTTATTACAAAGCAACCTATAGAAGGTTCTCGACCAGTTCTCCGGCACTGCGATTGGTCCTTTGCAGGGATCGAGTTGGAAGTTCTGGCTGCAGAACGTGAACGATGAGCTGCCACAGGGATCATACATCTTCATGCGATGACCAAGAGCGAGGTACTTTGCAGCAACATCGCCATCGGATCGTTTCTCGACGCAATCATCCCCCATGGCCACGCACCAGGTTGATCCAGCGAGTCGCGCAGCCAGAACACGCATCCTACTATTGCTAGAGGAGGTGTTGTAACTGCCGCTCTTCTGGATCCCATCGGTGAGTTGTTCAATGAGAGTCCCATCGGAGAGTGAGAAAACCGACAAACCTAGACACTTGACGCGGTTGCGAAGTGCTACGGCATAACGAGAGGTTGCGGCAGCGCCGGCCAGACGAATCCGCATTTCTGCGTCTGCATCTAGCTCCCACTGCTGGACACTCCAGTCCCAACCCTGGATATCGGTCTGCATCGCATCATTTAAGTGCGGTCTGACCTGATCCCAGATGGAACGGACCATCTCATCAGTAAAACCAATCCCTGGCTTACTAGGGCAAGTTTGCCATTGACTGATCTCTTGTCGATTCTGGACACCCGACAAAATTCGTTCAACCAGCTGATCCACTACTGAAAGTGATGCAATCAACCGGAAGCGTTTATCACGAATCTTCCCGATGTCATGTGGTTCTTGTTTCACAAACAATCGAATTGGGTCACACAAACCATGCTGAACTAGCTCTGTGGCGGAAAGCCCATCTAACTTCGCACTGCTCAACAGTCTAAGCCTCTCTACAGCACAATGAATGATTAGTTCTTTGTGTTGCAGGAACACGAGCTTGTTCTCTTTTGCAAGAGCACTAGCCGGTACGCCCGGACTGGAGTCTGGTACTACGTCATGGTCTATGATCCACTCCACACGAGTCAGCACAACATGTTCTTCGATAGACTTCTCAAAATCCAGATCACTACATCCTGGAGGGACATAAGTCTTGGGGTATTCTGAGACAATCCCATCCATGCACCTTGCCAGGACCTGGTCCTCGGGTTTAGGTGCACGAACGTGTCTGCTTACTTGAAAGAGGAGACTGGCTTCTTCGGCTCGGGAGCCGCGTTCAGGCCAGTCCCATCCGCGGAGGTCGGGGACAATCTCTTTAGCAGCCTTCGCGTGCGACGGCTCGTCACGACGGTGAGCCCCTGGGAATGCAACAGTTGTTCGACCGCAGAATCTGACTTTGCAGCCGTCTGCGGAACCGTGCTCTTGGCCAGGTTGCCAGGTGTAATTGCCGAGATCGTAGAGGGTTTTGAGGCTTTCGCACTCTGGACCTCCACCCCAGAGTTCACCCCGTTTTCCGAGAAGGGAAGATTAACCTCGATACCGCGAGTCTGCTCGTTATCTCGGCGCGCCGGTGCTGATGGTGGTTTTACACACCAAGGGCATGGCTGCGTCCCGAAGGTAGCAAGGATCTCGCGCTTATCGGTGCAACGCATGCAAGAAGGATTCTTCTTCTTTTCAGATTCAGAATCCATCCGCATGACAATGGTGCCGGTTCGGCTCTCTCGTCCTCGGTCCTCCTGGAGAGCAACGTTGGTTTGGAACAACGCGGCTGGCTTCAGAGGGATGGGGGGAAGGGGCTTGCGTGGCGCTGTCGCCAGGGCTTTAGCAGGCTCCTCAGAAACCACAGACGTGTTATTAGCAGCGCTCTGGGGTTCCTTCGTCTGGTTCGCGGATGTACTCACGTTTGAGGACTCCCATTTAGGTTCAGGTCCAAGGTCTGATTCATCGAGCTCATCAATGGCGACCATGTAATCTCCCCATCGACCGCCAGTCTCATCCCAAAGTCGGGCTTCTTCAGCCTCCGTAACTTGGATGGGTCTGCGGCTATAGGAATAGCCTCTGGACTTATATTCGTTATTCACGACCTTCGGTCCATGAGCATCAAGCACAATATCCTCATCGAATTCATTGTACCTGCGATCAAACTCGTCGTCTTGGTTTTCGCTCCATGTCTCAGACTTTTGCTCAGATTCTTTGCTTCGCATATAATCTTTGAGCACCGCAAAGCTGGTAGCTTCATTGAGAGCCGGACCAGTGGGTTTAGCACCAGTATGGATTCCAATTACCTTACCATCGGCAATGAGGGGCGATCCTGAGTAACCCTTGGCTGACCAACAGTCATGGTGAATTCTAAACAGTCTAGAGGGCGTAGCCGAAGCCGTGCCATAGCTGACCTGGGGATCTCGTGTTGCAGAGAATCCGTACAGTGAAACACCTCTGACCTTAGCTAGAGAGAGGTTTCCCAGAACCAAAGCCTTAACACCAAGCACCGCCCATACACCATCAGGAACTTCGAGAAAGGCGAAATCCAAGGATTCCTGCGAAGAGAAGAGTTTAAGCTTCCACTCGCGATCAACTGGGAAAGTTCGATTTCCAACTCGAATATGAAGGTCGTACTGCTTAGCTTCATTGAGTACATGAGCAGCAGTAACGAGGTAGGTCTTAGCATTGAAAGACAGTCTGAACCCAACACCAAGCAACTCAGTGCCGACCCAGAGTGTCACCACTCCGTTAGGCATAGCAGCTACTTTCTTGGGGGTCTTGCCGGGAATGGCCATCTCCATTCCTCGAGAATGATTTTGAGGAGTAGAGAGGTTCCACGAAGCGGCAGCTTGACCAGGAGTCAGGGGGACTCTGATCTTGCGACCATCAAGAGTGAATTCCAAGTCGATGCCAGATCCGTCCTTGTTAGGGACTATCCGTGCGTCACCGGCTGGGATTTCAACGGTGTCAAGAGTAGGCGCGATGCCAACCTGTTTCCAGATCGCGTACCACGCCCACAAACGTTTTGTTAGGAACATCATCACAAAGATGGGCATGATGATCACGAACAAAAGGCAAAGGATTGGATACGTCTTTTGCAAGATCTCAATCACAACCTCCGCCACAATCACCAACGAGGCGCCAAGGATGGATATCACTTGAAGCACCTGAAGGAGACAGGCTCGGACCAACATATAGAACATATCGGTGATGGACACGTGCGTCATCGCTTTCGGCAGCCCGGAGGCGCCTACTTCT